CACAAGCATTTGTGCTTACCAGGTCTACTGGGGGTATCGCGCACTCACACATCGCGCGGACATTGTGTACGAGCTGGAGGAGGATAAGGAGCAAGAGTCCGATGAGGACGATGCGACGGAGGAAGGTGAGTCTGACGACGACGAGCCGACCGAGGGGCCTGAGGGTCCTCCGGAGGAGATACCGGAAAATGGTGCTGAGCCTAGCCCCGACGACGATGACGCGTCGACGGAAGCGGATGGCGGACAGGACCGAAAACAAGAGGCGGGATGGGGGGTAGCCAGTGAGGGCCCCCTCGCTCGTCCCGCAGGAACGTGGTCTGAATGGCTTTCGAGAAAGCTAATCCACAGACCTGCGCCCAAGGCCACTACCCGTATGCCGCGAATCGTTCGCGAGTACGCAGATGTGGCGAGGTTGAGGTTCGGTTGTCCCGAGATGACCGAGGCGAACAGACTTGCAGTGAGGCGGTACATCATGGAAAAGATGCGCACCGCCGACGACCTGCGCACGTCTGATGCGTCTAGATACATTGACCTGGCTGTCGCAGCACTCTTTGTGCCCACCACCAATCAACGGGTGGCCGCGGAGATCAGCGGCAGTCACGCAGCACGTGACCTCCGGTCGAGCTACCAAAAGCTCATTGGGGGTAGCGATGCTGCCTAGGGGTGCCCAGCCAGCGAACCCTCCATCTCTACGCGTAGCGTGATCCCGTGCCCAAGGGGCGTGCGGGTCAAGCACCCTAGAGGTTGGTATGCGAGGGGAGAGGCTGGTGGAGGTAACAAACGCGTGCGTCGCGGATTCGTCTTGCTAGATCTAGCTGCAGGGCAACAATTCGCGGTACACGACCACGACATGGACACGGCTGTCCGAGCTGTTTTAGAGCGGGTCTTTTACGTCAAGGACCCTGGCGGTGGATTCATTCCGCCGCCTCAGCCCGTCAAGGGCGCTCTTAAACGCAAACTTCTTCACTTTAAGCGGCAATTGTTGACGCGACTAGCTAAGACCCCCCGTTCCACGGACCAAGAATTTCTTGCGATGTACGAAGGAACGGGGCGCAGGCTAGCCGTTTATACACGCGCCGTTGAAGTACTCAACAGCAATGGGTTACGAAGGAGCCATGCGGGATGCTCAACGTTCACCAAAGCGGAAAAGGTCAACCTTACGGCCAAGGTAGACCCTGCACCGAGAGCAATTCAGCCACGGTCACCCGTGTTTAATGTAGTGGTAGGTAAATATTTAAAGGCTAGAGAGCATGACATTTATAAGGCGATAGATAGTGTGTGCAAACGTGCGGGCCTAGGGCCAGCAGTTGTTGCTAAGGGCAAAAACGCTTTACAGCGTGGCGAGACGATAGTCGCTGCGTGGGGCGAATTTGCCGACCCGGTTGCAGTGGGGCTTGATGCCTCACGCTTCGACCAACACGTCTCTGTCGAGGCGTTGGAGTGGGAGCATAGCGTTTACCAAGCGCTGTACCCGGGTGATGATGAGTTGAGACAGGCTTTGAGCTGGCAGAGGGAGAACTATGGGTTCGTCCGCTGTGGTGAGGAGACTTTCAAATACAAGGTCAAGGGATGCAGGATGAGCGGAGACATGAACACAAGTCTCGGTAACGTCCTCCTAATGTGCGCCATGATGATGGAGTACACCCAGTGGCTGAGTTTGCGGCGCTGCCGCCTCATCAACGATGGCGATGACTGTGTGTTGATAGTGGAGAGGGGAGATTTTGAGCGAGTGCGGGATACGGTTGTTGCCTATTTCCTACAGAACTTCGGATTCACCATGAAGGTTGAGGGTTACACTGACGTTCTCGAGAAGATCGAGTTCTGCCAGTCCCAGCCGGTGTTTGATGGAGAGAAGTGGAGGATGGTGCGCCAACCCCACATTTGCTTGAGTAAGGATCTGTATTCTGTACGGCCGATCCTGGGTGAGTTGCATTGGAACACTTTGCGCGCCCAGATTGGCTCATGCGGGATGGCGCTCGCTGGTGACCTGCCGGTGTTTCAAGCGTTTTACAGTATGCTCGGACGGGACTGCGGCGCGAAACGCGCCAAGCTCGGCCCGGGTGAGACTGGAATGGATCATTTGGCGCGCGGCATGCATGCCGCGCATAAGACCATCACCCCCGCAGCCCGAGCAAGTTACTTTGCGGCATTCGATGTTACACCGGATGAGCAGGTAGCCCTCGAGCACTTCTATGATGCTATCAACCCGACCTACACACCCAAGGGAGTGGCACCGGGATTTACACAAGAGATTTACAAAAGAAATTTGATCCGCACTACACACACAACAACATCATTGCATTAGAAAACAATTACTGACTATTACCCAACGTTTCTAGTAGGCTTCGTAGCGAGCCTCTTGCAAACGACAACATATATCATCTACATCGTCATACGAAAGATCATCGGAAATGACGCAGCAGAACAAACGCAAGGACCTAGCCAGCGGTTTCGGCAAACCGAAGAACCCTGTCAAGAACCAGATGGGGAAGGCTAAGCGTGGAGGGGGCGGCGGGAGCAGCAAGGCGCAGGCATGCAACACAATTTGTGGGCTTGTCTGTGCCTCTGTGAACCCGTTCTCTTCAAAGGCATGCGGGTGCCACACGATGGACGGGAGCGGCAGTAAGGTCTTTACTTACAGCAGCACTTCGATCTATTCGGTCTCAACGGACGGCAACGGGGATGGAGCTAAATACTTCGTCCCTGGTGTCCAGGACGTCGTTACCGGTGCTTCTACGATCACCGGTAGCGTCGTCTCCTGGACCAGTCCGGAGTCTAACCTTCCGGAATCTGCCTCGCTCATCGGGAGCGGGAGCATGTTCCGGATTGTTAGCGCTGGCATCCGCGTGTACAGCACGGCGTCCGCCGACAAGGCGGCCGGTCGTGTGGTCGTTGCGACCACTGCTCCTGACAGCAACGGCGCCCCGCCCGGGGGTTTTGATCTGGCATCACTTCTTTACGAAGAGGTCGACACCGACTCAATCTACGGGTACGACAAGAGCTTCATTTTCCGCAACCATGGGACGGGACACCTCGTGTTCCAGGACCTCGCGGAGAATGCCCCCAAGGACGGGTGGAATGCTTTTGTTGTGGGGGTGACCGGTGCCCAGACTGG